GATCCAGCCTGCAACAGGAATGCCTGCGAAGCTGGTCATGCCTGCGCTAGAGGCACCGGCTGCGCCCGTAGCAGTGCCTGTGGACACACCAGACCACCCACCGTTGGCGCTAATGAGTGCGCCCATGGAGTCGCCACCAACCACGCCCACTCCGTTGGCGTATGCCAAGGACGTGAGCGATGCGCCCGCGCTGGAGCTACCGAAGCCGAAGAACTTGGCCAACGAACTGAGCGACGACAAGTTGCTGAGAGAGCCTAGCGTGCCGGAACCGCTTACAGCCGCCGCGGTTGCGTCGCTGGCTCCTGGGACAACATCGGCGACGATGTTGAATACCCACTTGCGCACGGTCATTTGGTAGAGCAAGTCCAGCAGCGTGGCTTTGAGCACGTCGCGCAACTTGGTGAAGGCGTCTTGGCCGCCCTGGAAGATGTTGACGAAGGTGTCGTGCGCGGTGCGGTCTACGCTTTCCCACACGCGGTTAAATTGCTCGATTGCGGCGCTCTTTTCCAGCGCTTCGGCGTTGGCCGATGCAATCCCACGGATGGCCGTGGCCTGGTCGCGCAGGGCCTGGGCATAAGCCGGTTTTGCATCATCGATCAGCCCGGCGCGGCGCTCCAGCTCCACGGCGGCGAGTTCCGCCGTGGCCGTGCGCAGCGCGATCACTTCTTTGGCGCTGAGGCCGATTTCCTTGTTGGCGGCCTGCTGGGCGCGCAGTTGCTCTTGCAATTGGCTTGCGCGACCCTGGGCAGACTCCACCGTTTGCGCATTGCTATCAATCGCAGCGCGCAGCTCTTTTTGCTCGGCCAGGGCAATGGCGTCGGCAGCTTCGTTGGCGATCTGAACTTGCTGGTCCTTGAGCTTCTGGATCTCGGTGGTGTACTTTTGTTCTTGAGCGATGCGGTCTTTTTGCAGCAGGCCACTTTTTTGCACGGCCTGCAGTTCCTGCTGGGCCAGGTCTTGTTTTCCCTGGTTGACACCAAGCTCCAGTTGCTCTTTGGCGCGGATGTACTCGGACTCGCTGGTCAAGCCCAGTGCATGGGCAGTTTCCAGGGACTTCTGCTGTTGTTTTTGGTAGTCGTCAAACGCCTGGCCCGCGCGCTCGTAGCCCGCAATTTGGACTTCCAGTCGCTCTTTGGCGGCCTCACGGGCGGTGGCGGTGTCGCGCTCGTTGAATGACTTGACGGCCTCGGCCGTTTCTTTGGCGCTGGCAATCAGCAGGGCGCTGCGCTGTGCAATGAGTTCGCGCTGCTTGTCGGTGTCGCCAGACTTTTCGGCGGCGTCGATGGCACCCTGGTAGTTTTGGGCAATGGTAACGGCCTCTTTGTAGCCAGCGTCCAGGATGGCGTTCTTGGTCTTGACCAAGGCGCGGGCTTTTTCAATTTGCTCGGCGTTGATCTTGTCTTGGGCGCGGGCGGCCGCGTCTTCCTGGTTGTCTATTCGGCGCAGCAGCATGGATGCGCTGGGCGCGGTGTTTTCGGCCAACAGGGCCTGCATTTCAGCGCGTTGCTTGCGCAGATCTGCAACCAGGTCGTTGGCGCGCTCTTTGGTGGTAACGGCGCCGTTGCCCAGCAGCACGCCCTTGGCACCCTTGCTGCGTTCGATGGCGGCGTCTAGCTCGGTAATTTCTTGCGAGATGTCGGATATTTTCTGGCTGACGGTGTCCAGGTTCTTGCCCTGCGCGCTGGAGTACGCGGCCACGGCACCCACCGCCGCGCCGATGCCCAGCAGGGCTAGGGTCACCGGATTGGCCGCGGCAATAACGGCGCCCACGGTGGCCACCGCACCTCCGATACCCCCAATGACCGTAACCAGCCCGCCAAGGGCCGATGCAATGGCACCCACGGTGGTAGCCACCGCAGCGCCTGCAATCAGTCCAAAAAATACTTTGGTGGCGGTTTCGTGTTCACGCGCGGCCTGGCCTACGGTGGTGATTGCGCCAGCCAGGGCCTGCATGGCGCTGGCCAGCGCAGCCGATGCGCCCGTGGCGGCGTCAAAGTCGCCGATGGTCTTGACGCTGGCGTTTTGCAACTGCTGCCAGGCCTGGCCCACGGTGAGCACGGAGCCCGCAACTTCGCCTTTGAGCACACCGGCCTGCGATTCCAACGCGCGGATGACCTTGTCCGCCGTGATTTCGCCAGCCTCGCCCAGCTTGCGCAGCTCGCCCGTGGTAACGCCCAGGCCAGCGGCTAGCGCACTGGCGAGCCGCGGGGTTTGCTCCATGACTGAGTTGAGTTCGTCTCCGCGTAGGGTGCCGCTTGCCAGGCCCTGACTAAGCTGCACCAGGGCGGCCTTAGCGCTTTCAGCACTGCCGCCACTGATGGTGACGGCGTTGCTGATGGCCTCGGTAACGCCCAATAAACGCTGCTGCGATACGCCCAACTGTTCACCCGCTCGAGCCAGCGATGCGTAGGTGCCGCCCAGGTCGGTGAAGCTGACGCGGGCGCGCTGGGCTACGTCAAAGAGTGCTGCGTAGGCGGTTTTGGCTTCGCTGGCGCTGCCAGTGGCCAGTTTGAGTTGGTTACGCAGGGTGGTTACGGCGTCGGCAGCGTCAATGATGGACTTAACCGAAAACGCTGCCCCCATGGCAAGGGCCAACTCTTTGACGCTTGACACGCTTTCTTTGGCGTTGGTGGCCATGCCGCGCAGCCCGGTGCCAACGCGGTCGAGTCCGCTTTGAACTTCGTTTGCGCCTTGCAGGGACAGTTTGATGCCAATGTCGGTTGTGGCCATCAGGCACCTCTATTGCTGCTTGCTGCGGGCTTGCGCCCACACTTCCAAAACGGCCCGCTCAGCGGCGCGCACGGCCGCGAATGCAGCGCGGCGCTCGTCGCCTTGCAGGGTGTAAAAATCTTCGTCCATAAGCACGCGCAGGCCCGCGTAGTCCAGGCCCGTGGCACCCCCCATGCCGACACGCCACTGCGTTTGCGCGGATTGCCAAAGCGCCCAGGCTTGCAGGTTGCAGGGCCAGAGGTAGTGCTCCTCGGGTTGTTGGCCACCGGCGCCTGCAAATACGGCTGCAAGTAGGGGGTTGGCATGGCGTTCTTGGTCGTTGGGGCGGTTGCTTGCTTGCTCGTTGTCGCGGGCCTGCGCTGCAGCAAGCTGGGCTAGTTTTTTTCCTTGGCGCCCACGTCGGTCATGTAGGTGCGAAACGCAATGACGGCGATGCCGGGAATCTTGCACAGGGCGCGGTAGTTCTCAGCGGTGTAGGGCAGCGGCTTGTCGTCGTCGCCGCGCACACCGGACCAGTCCTCAATCACGTCGAGCATGAAGTCGGTTAGGGTTTTGTCGGTTTCGTCTTTGAGGCGAGACTGGATCTGGTCTGCGTCCAAGCGCTGGCAGACAAGGCCAAAGTCAAATGCCTGGTCTGCGCCGGATTCGCTCTTGATGCTGCCCTTGACTTTGATGCCGACCTTGTCGGATACGGTGATTTTGATTGCCATGATGGTGTTGTCCTGATGGTGTTGCCTGATGGTTGGGTGGCCACGGCTGCCAGCTCAGGGCGGACTGGCGGGCGACTGGGAGGAAGCGCCCTGCCGTGGCCTAAACGGTGCTTAGTAGCTGATCAAGCGGCCCAGCATGCTGATGGAGCACTGCACCTGGTTGACCTGGCCAGACTGCATCTGCGGCACTTCGGACACGCTCATGTAGCCGTAGCCGTAGCTGTTGCCACCACCGGCCACAATGCGGAAGGCGCACTTGGTGTTGGTTCGGCTGATGCCCAGCATGGACTTGTAGGTGGCATTGGCGGGGTCGTGAGCCAGCGTGAGTGTGGTCGTCACGGCGTTGAATCCGACGGGGATCTTGATGCCGTTGCGGGCTGCCAGCAGCTGCACATCGGTGAACTTGGTGTCGCCGCCGCTGTTGCTGATGGTCATGACCTGCGGAATGTCGGCCCAGCCACTGACCAGCTGCGCCGTGCCCGTGCCGCTGCCGGGGGCAAAGTAGGTGGTGCTGGAGCTATCCAAGCCAGTGATCTGGAACGTGTTGGCGTCTTGCTGGTCAACGCGGTAGATGGTGTTGGTGGCATCCTCCCAGCCGCTGGTGAGCAGGATTTCGTCCAGGTCTACATACCCGTGCGCTGTGCTGGTGGCAACTGCCGGGTTGGCGTTGGTCAGCGCCGTGATGGTTTTGGCGGATGCAAAGGTGGTGCTGAATTGGAACTTGGCACCTTCGGGGAAATTGAAAGCCATGGTGGGGTCTCCTTGGGGGGTTGGTTACAGAGTGTGGTCGGGGCGGGTCAATCTATCGGGGTGACGGGTTTCAGGCAGGCATGATTCGGGTGGTGTACTGGTCTATCCATATGACGGTGCTGGCCTCCATGCTGTCGAGCTGGCCGCTGTCGAACTGCGCGGGGGCGTGCTGGGGGCTTGGGCGGTAGCCTTGTAGCGCGACTTTGACGCTGGTGCGCAGGGTGTCGAGGGCGTCGCTTTGGTCTGCGCTGGCCTTGGTGCGCATGGCCTTTTGCACAATGGCCACGGCCCAGACCTGCGTGGGGGTGCTGTAGGCACCGTCCAGGGTCAGGGCGGTGCCCGTCTCTGCCACGGGAATGACGAAGGCGGCGGGCAGTTGCACGGCCTGCAGGGTGGTCTCTGAGAGGTCAAGCGCCCCGCCCACAAATTTGAAGGCGGGGCACTGATCGGCAATGCGGGCGATCCAGGGTGCGGTATTCATTGGTTGGTGCCGATGTAGCGGTTGATGGTGTCCACGATTTGCTGGCGTGCCTGCGTGCTCAGGCCAATGAAGGGGCGCGCGGGGATGCGCACTTTGTTGGAGCGCCCGGCGGTGCCGCCGTATTGGTGGATGGCCGCGTAAGGCAGGCGGGTGCCGACGGTGACGCTGGATGCCTGCACGTCAAAGATGCCCCCCTCGCCGGGCTTGCCGATGCTGTTGCGCAGCAGGCCCCTATCGAGCAGGGCTTGGGCGGTCGTTATGGTGGACAACACACCGGCCTTGGTGCGTTTGCCGCTTTTGGTGTACAGCCCGCCTTTGGAACGGTACAAGCGACGTGCGCGGGCCAGGCGGGTAGCCAGGGTGAGCGGCTTCCACGGCGTGCCGTCTGGGGCGTGCTGGCCTTTGAAGTTGTCCAGTGCGTCATTGCGCAGGATGTTGCCCGCCTGCTGCATTACTGGGCGCAGGTTGCCAATGCGCTGCGCCAGGCGCGTGAGCATGGTTTTAAGCTGCGCGTCGTCTATCTGGATGGATAGCATGGCCGTGCGCGTCCATCAGGTGGGGAGCAAGGCCGCCAGGGCGGTGTCGGTTATCAGGCGCTCGGGCGCATACACGGCCCCTGCGCCTGCGCTGGCGGCGTTGGTCTGGTCGGCAATGGGCAGGGCTACGCGCCCGGCTGCAATGGCTTGCAGCTCCTTGAGCGCGTCGTGGTAGGCGATATAGGCCGGGTGGTCTTGCGCAGTGTCGCGCCGCCACAGGTTGTAGCGGGCAATGAGGGCGCACAGGCGCTTGAGAACTGGCGGCGCAGGGTCAGGCACGGGCGCAGGGGTGACCATGCGCACATAGGCCATGACCTCGGCCTCGGCATCGTCTAGGGCGGACTGCACGGCATTGGTGTCCTCGCCTGCAGGGGCGTCGCGGTCGGCCAGGCGGGCCACGTCGTCCGCGCCCAGGCGCTGCTCCAGCTCGGTGCGGGTCAGTATCGCCATGATGGGCTACCCCTCCCCGCCGCCGCGCTTGCGCCGGGGGGGCGTTTTGCCACTTTGGGGGGCTTGCGGGGCCTCGGGTGCTATGGTTTCGATAGCTAGAGACTCAGTGTTTACGCGGGCCGGTTGGTTGTTTTGCGCTGCATCGGTCTCGTTGGCCGTTTGCGTGGCAATGCCAGCCTGCAGCCACTGCGCGGCCATGGCGTCGTCGGCTTCAATGCACACGCCAGCGGCCAGGGATTGGCGCCCCAGTGTGGCGGCTTGGAGCAGGGTAACGCGCATGGCCGGGCCCCGCCTTTAGTTGCTGGTGGTCAGCTTCACCAAGACGGCGGGCTGGTGCACCAGGGGCAGGCTGTTGCTTTGGGTGTGAATGACGGTGCCGCGCCCGCCTTCTTTTTCCCAGGTTTTGACGTAGATGGGCAGGCCCACGGTGTTGACGGTCTCGTTAAAGTCCGCCGGGGCGTAGTAGGTGGCGAAGGTGTCCAGGGTGCCCAGGGGGAAGGCGTGGCCTTCCTGCGCGGTGATGAGGCGCGAACCGTTGACGCTGGCGCGGTACTCGACGAAGTTGATCCCGCCAAAGGTAAAACCCTTGCGCTGGTCGGTGCCCAGGCGGGTGGATGCCTCGCTGTGGTACTTGT